CTCATAGAACTCTTATTTGTACTTAATGTGTAATCTGTTGTAACGATAAGTTCATTTTCCATAAATACTGCATCACCGCCTGCTCCTGTAGCACCGCCACCAATGCTTCCCCAAGCAGAACCATACCCTTCAAAGGATGCTGTAGTTGAGTTGTATCTCATATAACCAGCTGTTGGTGTTCCATCTCTTTGTGCTGTTGTACCAGTTGGAAGAGCTGCAGAACCTGTACTTGCTGTCTTAGCGACTAAATCCGCGGCATCTAACGTAGAGTCAACATTAACCCAATCAGACCCATCATAAACTTCTGTTTTTGCTGATGTCGAGTTAAATCTTAAATATCCTGCTGTTGGGGCACCATCTCTTTGTGCTGTAGTACCTAAAGGTAATTGTGCTGAACCATTATCACCAGTCTTTGTTAATCCCCTAGAAACAATGAAGTTGCCATACGCAACCAAATCAACAATATCACCTAATGCAGCACCAGATGCTAATACTATTGAAGTACCATTTGTTGATGTGAATTCTGCTGTATTTTGAAGTTTAACTCCATTAAGGTATACGTCGATATAACCAACATCATAATTGATATCAAAATCTGTTTGTCCTGATGTAGCCGTGTAACTCTTTCGAGTAGTCTTACGCTCACCTTTTCTAAAATTGCCCTTACCTAAATAAGCCATTTATTTTTCTCCTAACTCTTTATATTATTTATACAGTTGAAATAACAATCTCTCCCGGGGGAGGGACGTTAATCCTTGTTGTATAAGCTGCTGCGGGTATATTATTAGATGCATCAGATACTTGATCAACCGTTATATGCCCAAATTGTTCTACCGTGAAGTAAGCTGAATCATTCACGGTTCCATTATTAAACGTGTTTGTTCCATCAGTATATGTACCCCTTACACTTCTTGTTATGCCTGGGTAGTTAGAAGCTGTATTCCCCTTCTTAAATATTGTCCAATCAGTCCCGGCATTATCCCCGGTAAGATCATAATTGATATCTGTTAATGATTCAGTTAAAGGTGGAACAGCAAATGCGTACTCGGGAAGAAGATTTAATGTAGGCCCCATAGCACCCATTGCGCGAACAAATGATACATCTTTATCAGTCATTCCAATGTTAATAGTTACATCGGAGCTTAACGTTAAATCTCTTTTAGAATCATCAACATTATCTATATCATCTATGCCTACCGATGGGGAAGCATTTAATGCACCTTGACTAGATGTTCCTAATCTTCTACCAAATATCGTAGTAAATAGGTTAGTAAATGTAGATGCAAGTTCAGGAGTAAACGTCTGATCATTTTGATTATCTGCAACAGAACCAGCTGCTGGAATATCAATTTGAGCTGATACTTGACTAGCCAGGGAAATCTCGGCAAATACATTCCAACCTGCAGGGTGAATAGATTTCTTTAAGCTCTCCCTCCATTCATTAATCGATTCATCTATCTTAACAACGTAAGAATAATCCTGGTAATAATAAGAGTCTTGAACCCTCATTGTATTTTCAGATATCTTCCCCTTACTAGATACAAATGAACCTGTTGTTGTTCCAATAGGCCCAATGGATAACGTTCCAGTCGCTAATGATAACTGAACAACATCAGCTGATCCTCCAGCGAATGTTGTAATTGTATCACCCAAGGCAAATGCCACATCACTATCTAATAATAATAACTCTTTAGATGAATTATAATTAACAACCGTTCCCGAGTGGGAGTTTAATTGATCTCCCTTCGCAAATGTCCCCGTTACATTCTTAATGAGTATGTTTTTATTAAAGGTAATTGTTGGGGCCGATACAAGGCCAAAACCAATATTCTGTACGGTTATACCTGTTACTGCTCCCACCCCTGAAGTTGATTTAGAATGTAGGACTGCCCCTGATCCTGCTGATGTATTTGATACCGTTACTAAAGGCAAGGTGGTGTAGCCTGAGCCTCCATCAATAATATCAATCTTGGTAATCTCGGTAGACTCAGCTGATGTTGCAAATGTATCCGCTTCCAGCATTATTTGATCACCATCTTCCAAGGTAAGACTATCTACGTCCCCTACACTTTGCTCTTGATTGATATAGTACCCATCTTCCGTTATGAGTAAATCTTCTGCTTCAGATAGCATATGATCCGGGCTTGTTTTAGTCTCTAACTCTACACCTCCACCAACAACAGCAATGCGAGCTCTTAGCCCGGTACCATCAGTATTAGTGTTGTCAAAATCAAGGGAATCTCCCACGGCATACCCTGTACCAGCATCTTCAATAATAACTTCATTGATTGAACCTGATGATATACTTTCAACTTTGGTTATGGTTGTAGCACTACTACTGTTGATCGTGTCATTAATAGCGTAATATAAGCCCCCATTGTTCACGGCAGCACTAGATATCACTGTTTGAATGGTTGCTGAGATATCTAAATCTAATGAATTAGATACTCCCGTTACGATTTCTCCCGTGGTGAATGTACCGGTGATTGATTCTTCATCTAAAGATAGCTCGGCAATAAGTGTTTCATTATCCCTAAACTTAATAATGGAAGCTACAATAGCTGTCGCCCCAGATGTTTTTCCCGTTACGGTTTGGCCAACCAACTCGTTAAAGTCTGCCGTGCCAATTTCCACAACCCTCATAATCTTATCGGTAGACCACTTCCCGTCCGATACCCTTAACATGTTATCCCTAGGGTATATTAACTCAGCTGTTTTATCAAATAGAATTCTAAAGAATAATTTATGACCATCTTCTGTACCTTTAGCCGAGTATAGATCTTTAATACTCTTAATAAGATTTCTTTTAGATACCCCTGAAGCCAAAGTGCTTGGGAGGGAGCTCATAAATGAAGAGTAAAACTTATCTAAGAAGTCGTATATAGTATTATCTACATCGGCGTACTCTAATAGTTCTTGAATATTTTGTACGGGGTTGCCCCTGTACTTAGTAATGGTAGCTTGTGCCCCAGATGTTTGTCCTACAACATCTTCCCCGGTATCAAATAATTGCTGGCTTGAAATAAACAATCTATTGTTATCATCAAAGTCATCAACAAGTATAGTGGCTGATCTATTAGAAGTAGCCCCTATAATAATTTCACCTTCCACGAACTTCCCGGTTGATGATTCTAAAACTACATTGGTATCATTCTCAGCTAATATATAATTGATTGAATTAGTCTCTTCAATCAAGTAATTGTTAGATCCTGATAACGTTAATTCACCTGCTTCTAAGAACTTATAGTAGTGTTGAAGGAACGTAGAGAATAGGGGATGATCATTCCGAACAAACTCAGGAAGTTGGTGATGTACTACCGTCGATATATTTTTAGAACGCATCTGCTGTGGTATATCCTGTTCCTGCCGATGAACCACCTGATACTATCGTATCTAGTTCTCCGGTAATGGTAGTATTGGTGATGTTAATATCCAAGATAGAGTTTCTTACCCCGATAACATCATTTGAACTTGTTTTCACGGTCGCTGTAATCGCAGCGCTAGATGTAATATTAGCAGCACCAATAACTAGATTGCCCGTTGCGTAATCGATGGTGCCAAAGCTATCATTGATATAGAATTTAGATGTTGATGACTGCCAATAGAACAACCTTAACTTGTCGGTATCATGGTCATCTTCGAAGAATACTTCTTGGGTATAACCACTAACATTAAATCCCGTACTAGATACAATTGATTCATGATGGCCCGAGTGTAACTTGTTATTGTAATTTAATTCGTATTTGGTTATCGTATTCGGTGTAGGTGTAAATGTTTTAGATATATTAACCTTAGTAATATTACTTAAGATAGAACCATCAGTATCATCTATTAACTTACTTAATTTGGAGAATCTAAACAACCCATTAAACACTCCTAAATCAGATGTATTATAATTAGTAATGGTTGTGTTGATTAATGTTTTAAGATCATCAGCTGACTTAGTAGTCTTATTACTATCATATTTAAAATTAACATCTAAAATAATACTAATAGTATCGGGATCAATAATAACAGGTCTAATAGATGCCACGTTATACTTCTTTAAAGAGTTTGCAATGGTATCTTTCTGTGACTGAGTTAAGTTAGTCCCGGATGTAGTATTAATAGAGATATAAACTTGACCGTAGATCGGTGGATCATTATCTTCACCGCCCCAAACCTGAACAGATTTAGCATTGGAATAAATGGTAGGTACAATAATTCTATAATCATCGGTTGTAACAGCTCTACCTTGAGATGCATAATCTAAAGGAGCTGAATATTTAACTGATGCGGTAGATTCGGCATTGGCGCCACCAAACGCAGCAGTCTTAACATCAATTGTTATATCGTTATGGCCATCGATGGAAGGGCTAGTAAATGAATCTGCTGTGTTAGCTAATGTCTTATTAGTAACAATGTACTCAAGGGTAACAATATTGCCATCCTCAACGTTCTTACCAACTACATCATCGCCAAAGTAGATCTCATATTGACTGTTTTCAATCTCTTGAAGGAAGTATACCTCTGATGTATCTGATAATTGTGTAATGTCCGTTGCCAATGTATAAACAGCCGTGGTATCATCAGATGAACTTGTTTGAACAGATACCTTTAAGGTAGTTGTGTCTACCCTATCATCAGCCATAATATACTTTTCGTTAGCTACCACATTGTAAATCGACTTAACCAGGGTACCTTCGTATAAAGGTATGTTGCTAAATTTAGTAATATTGTCTAAATTAGTAGTAGTGTATGCTTCATTCGTTACAAAGTTATAATTAACATTGTCAATCTTTGTAACAAACTTAGTCCCCTTATTCATGGTAGCAGTGGTGGAGGTGTAGCTATTTAACGTTATATCCACGTATGCAATGGGAGATCTTGGGGATCTCGGGGTATAACCCAACACCTTAGCATGGCTAACAACTGACCCTCTTAACACGGAGGAATCAAGGAATGCTTCGTTCATTGCAAGGTTCGCGTTCATTGCTAGGTAGTGTGTGTTATAAGCTAGTAGATCTACCATAACAGCCATGCCAGAACCTTCAAAATCGTAATCGGTAAATTCAGTTTGATTCTTTAAATATGTTTTTAAGTTTGTCTTGATATCTTCAAAATCAAGTTCTGTTACTTTAAGTTTTGTACTCATCTAGTTCTCTCTAATAATACGTTTAATGTTACTAATTCAGCTGGCATATTTAAAATATAAAACTCAAGTTCTACTTCGTATCGGTTCTGATCTTCGTTAGGTATAACATCTACCCTAGTTAGTTCCACCCTAGGCTCAAAGTTATTAATAACATCTTTAATCTGTCTTTGTAATATCCCTGAGATGCCTGAGCTAACCAATTCAAATAGCATACCCCTTATACCTGATCCTATCTCAGGGTGAAAAGGTCTTTCATAATGATTAGTGAATATGAGGTTTTTTACTGACCTCTTAACGGCTTCAATATCCTTTAATGCTACGATATCTTTTTTAATGGGGTGCATGGTAAAGAATAGATCAAGATCCTTATATACCTTAACACTCCTGCTAGAAAGGTTAGTTCTTTCCGCGTCTACTAATGCTGTTTGATTATGGCTACTCATATAAAGTATTTATCCAATATAGACATCGCTGGATCCTTGAATTAGTGCGCCCATATCAGCTGAATCACCTATGCGAGCAGCAGGAATACCGTTAATGAAAACACTTGATGATCCTGCATTTACCACAGCACTATGAGGAACACAATATATACCTACCAATATAGTATGGGGCGCAACTATGTCACCTTGGCGGGCAGCTGATATACTATTTATGAAAACACTTGATGAGCCCGTTGCAACAGTTGATGTAGCAGAACAAGCATGTCCCGTTGTTAAAGTGTCTCCTAATCTACTAGCGCCTGGCATATCAGTTAAGGGTAATTACCGGTGCATCCATATCAATATCGCTATATGATATTACCCTGCGTGAGCCTTGAACAGCTGTGTTTTGGGATGAACTATAAGTCTCACTAACTGAACCGGTTACCTTCTCAGTTTTTGATGATTGGTAAGTCTCACTAACGGTACCTTTAATTGTTTCAGTCTTATTACCGTCAACTTTAATATCCCAATTACCTTTAATGTAAGTATTACAATCTGAGTCAATTGTTAGATTAACAGAGCCTTTAACGTTAACATAATTGTCTCCTGCGATGACTTCATAGTTATCACCAACAATCCTTGTTACTTTATCTCCGTCAGCATCAATCTCATAGAACGTCCCGGACTTATGATATTCATGTATGCGCTCGGCGAAAGGAGTATCATCATACTCCTTAATATGGCCACTCTCACTTTCAAATACTTTATTATAAGGATACTCCGAGCTAACCCTAGCCTTGGTTTGCCTGGCAGTCTTAGTTTCCGGGTTAGTACCGGAAGCATCATTACCCCTTAAGTTAATGTCGGTAGTTTTAGGTTCATTCCATGATGCCCCTACAGCCGTTGTTACATTAGTCGTAGCCCCTGCATCCCTTGAAGCTGGGTTAGGATGTACCGTGTCGGCATGACTTAATCTATTTACATCACTCTCATCGAATCTAACAGGATATGGTCCGTAATCAGCGTTTGCCGTCTTATCCTTGAAACCACCTTTAGTAACGTAATCGGCAGGCTTACCAGATAGGGTACCTAATATTACAGGTCGTTGTAATATGTCAGGGTCTTTAAAGAATCCAAACACCCATGAACCTGGTAATAAGAAGGTTGATGATCCCAAGCCATTAACTCCCGAGCTTGTAGTTGGATTAACAACCGTAGCCCATGGTAGATCTTCTGTTGGTATGTCTACTAATTCATCGGTATGATATCCTATACATCGAACCCTCACCCTACCTAGTTTAGCAGGATCATTTCGATCTTCTACAACACCGTAAAACCAAATGAAACCATCTCTTCCGAGAAAGTGGTTTGATCCAGACATAAAAAACCCCTAATAATAATAATATTTATAGGGGGAAAATTGGCGGGAGCTAAAGTCGCCGTTCTTATTTTACTGGTGTCCCGGAAAGGAGTTGAACCTTTAACCTACGCCTTAGAAGGGCGTTGCTCTATCCAGTTGAGCTACCGAGACTTAAGGGTGGGCCTACCTGGACTTGAACCAGGACTCTGCCGATTATGAGTCGGAAGCATTAACCAATTATGCTATAGGCCCGGAGCGGATAGTCAGAATCGAACTGACCTTCATGGGTTGGAAACCCATTGTATTACCGATATACGATACCCGCCAAGGAGAGTTTCACACTACTCTCGGAGTGCTAATAAGACAGGAGTTATTTGCCTTGTGTTCTTCATTACTTAGTAAGGGACTCATACAATTCAATTACCTCACCCTGTTCTGCTTCTACCTCTGACTTGTTTTGCTTGTAGTAAATACTAATTACTTTACGGAGGTGTTTCTTATCTAGCTCATACTTGTCATTAAGGCCTACGATAGCCTCCTTAATAAACTCACGCTCCCCTTCAATTCGAGTTAGTGAATCAGAGCAGTCTTTAACCACATGTAAAATGTTCTTCTTATCTTCTTCTGTCATTTGTATCTCCTAAAATTGTGATGTACCTTCTACATCACTGTTAAAATCAGTTGTTCCAGTAGTATTAGGATATTCTCCAATGCCACTTACCGTTGCATCTACCTTAGTGTATAAATCCAAGAAGGCTTCTTTAGTATCACCATCGAAACGATTAACACACAACTCAACTGCCTTGTCACGCTTATTGAAAATGCTAAACGTTTGAACAATGTGACATAAACGACGTGTTGAAATTACCTCATCAATGCCGTCATCTTCATAAGTCTTGCGAATCGTGTCAGCCCAGGCCACCAATAAATCAGCGAACTCAACATCTTCACAATTGAATTTCTCCATGTGCTTCATGACAATTTTCTTCTCAATTGAACTTGTCGGGTAAGCCTGTTCAATAGTAATTGTGAAGCGCTCTAAGAATGCTTCATCAATGATTGTTGCAGCAGAAAAGCGACCATCATCAGATCCCTTTCCTTTTGTATTAGCCGTTGCAATGACGTTAAATCCATTAGCAGGCTTAATGATTTGACCAGTCTTTTTAATAAGAACAGGCTTGCCTTCCAATACACCTTGAAGGGCCATGATCTTATTAGTGCCCCGATCAATCTCATCAATTAATAAGATCGCTCCAGCTTCCATGGCCTTAATAACAGGTCCTTTTTGGAAAATTGTCTCTCCGTTTAAAAGACGGAAGCCACCAATTAAGTCGTCCTCATCAGTCTCAGGAGAGATCTGAACACGGACATATTCACGTCCTGCTTTAGCACAGGCTTGCTCAATCATAAATGTTTTACCATTGCCAGATAAACCTGTTACGTAAGTAGGGTAGAATATTCCTGACTTAATAATTTTAGACACATCGGCGAAGTTGCCCCACGCTACAAACGTTGGATCTGCTTCGGGAATAAATACTTCACCATTAGAAATAGATGTAACCCCGATGTTTTGTACTGTTGATCTAAATGGTATCAAAGCAGCTTCAAGATTGTAAACACCATATCGCCCTTTCTTACCTAACTTAGGGTATGCATTTAAAAACGTGTATGCATTAGATCGTGTCCAACCCATATCTTCAGCCACAGATAATACATCCGGGATTGAAAACTTATCTTGGTTTTCAAACTTAACTGCCAATTGTTCTAACACTCTATTTTTCACTTTATTCATATTTTAGCTCCGTTACTTTATTATTTAATATACCTATATTATATACTATCTTAGGGGAAAGTGCAACTAGGTCCCCATGTTTATACCATGGTTTATAGTATGGTTATACAAGTTCCTCCACAACACCTAATACCTCGGCAAGGATTAGAAATGTAGCTGCCACATATAGGTTAAATGGCAGGAAGATGTATCCTATAAATCTTAAACCAGACTTTATAAAACTTACTATTTGATGCTTCTTCGCATCAGGATAATGCTCAAATGACATGGCCAGCCTCCCTTAAGCGAGCCTTCCAAGGACCACCTTTCTTTTGCTCATCTTGCTGTAGCTGGACCCAATGGGCAGTCTCCCTAATACCATCCACCTTTGTTGGATCATTCTTTAATGTAAAATCTAATGAATAGATAATACGAGCTACCTGCTCTTGTGTTAAATTATTTAATTGCACTCCTTCTCCTTATGCTGCGACCACATCAGTGATCTTGTTAACTAATAATTTAGAACTTCTTTTGGTTCTATTGAAGCTCTTAAATTGACGTTTGATATCTTTGATTTCGATATCCCTTCCACCTTTGTTTTCTTGAATCTCAAACTCTTGCTTAACTTCCTTCTTACCCACCTTAATGATAAGGTATTCATCATAACCATTAACGTTTGATCTTGTGTATAAGCCGTCTCTATTAAAGGAGCTCCTGTCTGTGTTAAATGTATCACCCAAAGAGTATTCATTCATCTTGCAATACTCTCTGCGGAAATCACTACCATTTGTGGCGAGGTAGAAGCACATTACCGTTGCCCCGGTTTGTACCTTCAAAGCCTTAACAGCGCTGGCATAGATTTCTTTAGTGTTTTTACCTGTGATCTTCTTGCCATCGAAATTGATAACTTTTGTGTTGTGATCAATAGATAAAGACTTAATATAACCACTATTAATATCAATACGATCAGCCTGGCCATCGGTCATAACAATTACGTTAGTGTTTTGAATAGCGTTTCTTTGTTGAAACTTTCTAACAATAGAACCTAAAGCTAATGTAGTTTCAATTAAAGGGGTCGCCCCCATTCTATCAAACTTTGAAACATAACGGTAATCCAAACCATATTTTTGACGGGTAGTGTAATCACCAACCATAACACCAATTGTGTACATATCAAAAAGACTCCTTTCAAACACAGCCTTCTTCAAGTAGGAGTTGGTGATGTTAACAATCTTAGTTCTGTTTATTCCGTGAATGGATCCAACGGAACTAGAATAAGATTTAAGATTATTTGATCCTGTTGTGAACGTGTAGAACTCAAAAGGAATATTAACCCTCTTACAGAACAAAGCGATCACAATAGTCTGCTTAACAACATCTAAGGCAACCCCTGACATTGAACCTGACCAATCCAACACGGAAATTATACCGTGGCTTTTGGCCTGGGCAAGCTTAGTTACCGTTAAGAAGATATCTTCTGAGTATTGATATTGGTGTAACTTATTAACATCAAGGGA